TGGGGAGGATTAATTACAACATTAACTAAGAGATATAGTTGTATTAAATCTAAAACAAATCCAACCACATCTGCATCACTACCTATTGTACATTTTGATAATGTCGAAAAATATGTGAGATTTATGCAAGGAAGGTTAGGACCAAGGGTTAAACAAATATTAGAAATTGGTTTAGCTAAATATTATGTTTGTTTTTGGCCAGAATCCAACATCTCTTCAGATTACTACGATTCACACACAAGTGAATTTAAACAAACTAAAGATACCCTATATGCAGCATTAACCTCTGCGGTTAAAGTAGGACTATCAAGTTTAGAAAATTCTAAAGATTTAAAGGCTGACATTAAAGTAACTGAACAAAAAGGTATTAAGAAAACAAGTGGTACTTCAGGTACTTCAGGTACTTCAGGTACTTCAGGAACGAGAGGAACAAGTGGTGTTGCTGCTTTAGACTTATCATGCCCTCCACCAGCAATTAAATCATTCTCACCATTAGCGGGATATGATGGAACGATAGTTCAAATAAATGGTAGTAACTTGGGAACCACAAACTCAATTAAATTGGCTGGAGTAGAAGTTCCATCAAAAGATATTACGGTATTTAGTGGTAGTACTGTTAGGTTTATTGTCCCTAAAATCTTAAATGGAGAAACTAACCTTAATGGAAGAATTGAAGTTAAAACAGATAATGGTTCATTTACAGGGTCTACGTTATTTAATTATAACCCTGCATTAAAAGGAGTTTCAAGTTTATCACCTGGAGGTGCCACAGATACACCTGTAACACAAACAGCACCTTCAACTCCAAGTCCAAATAATTTAACAGGAACAAATGCAAATCTACAAGATACGGCTCCAAGTCCTCTTATTCAAACAGAAAAAACATCAAGTGAGTTAGGTAATGGAATTTTAACGGTTAAAGTTAATACTGAGCCAGGTGTTGGTGTTTGGAACATAGATGACCAGCCAAGGTACAATTATAGGATTGATGCGATAGAAATTGGACCGAACAACACGGTTAAACGATACACGCCAAGCGAAGGTACATATCAAGCGCTTGAAGGATTCGTGTCACCTGATGGTCAAACATTCTCAATAACAAGAGAAGCGTTTATTGATAAAGCGTTTGAACAGGATATTGAAATGGAGGATGGAAATAGACTTGAAATTAGTACAACAATTGAATTGTATGCTAGACCTGCGGATAAAGTAAAATACCCAAATGATTTTATAAGAAATTATAATTTTAGAATTGTTGTTCCATCTACAGGTAATACTGTACAACCCGAGGGTTCATTAGTCTCCATACAAAGAAGTGAAGACGTTGATTTACCTGACTATAATGGTAAACAATATTACAATATAAAAAGACCTGATGGTGGGTACATTACTTATAACTTCAGTTGTTCTCGTTGTGTAATAACTAAAGTTGAGGTTGTTAAGTCAAACGAACAAACATCGGTACAAAACATAACAATAACCAATACTCCTGATACCAAATATACAAACGTTATCGATGTGAAAAACTCAGGAAGATTTGTTTTATCTGTAACTTATAATAATGCGGACGTGCCAGGAACATTTACAGCAAAGAGTGAACCTTTCACTTTATAACATAACAACATATTTATATAGAAAGAATATTATGGACATCAATACAGCAATCAGCAATTATCTTGGAAAAAAAATTAATTATTCTGAAAAAGATAATAACGACGGAACAAAAGAAGTTTGCGACTTAGCAACGGGCCAATGTTATACAGTAAGAGAACGTGATGGTCTTATCGAAAGAGCAGGAAACAGTACTTACGCTAACAGACAAGTTATGGTTGAAACCGATAACGGATTAAAACAATTATTAAACGGATAAAAAATGAGTTTAGATAAAAAAATATTAAGTGAGATTGACAGATACAGAAGTATCAACAAATACATCTCAGAACAAGCTGAAGAGATTCCTACAACACCTGAAGAAGATTTAGGAGCATTAGCGCCAGCCGTTGGTGATGTAGGGGCAGGAGCTCCACCTCCACCGTCAGACGTGGCAGCAGTTCCACCTCCGGCGCCTGAAGCACCAGTATCAGGCCCATTAGATGTTGAGAACGACCCAGATGTGGAAAAACTTGATGATGAAGGAAATAGTGAAGAAACAAGTAACGAAGAAGGTGACTCCGAAGAACTTGATATCACAGAATTAGTAGATTCTCAAAAAAGTATTCAAACAAAACAAGATGAATATTTTGAAAACTTATTCTCACAATTAAATGACTTACAGTCAAAACTTGGTGAAATGGATAATATTATGAATAAGTTAAACACTCTTGAGAATAAAATTGAAAAATACAGAGAAAAAACTCCACAAGAAAAATTAGAGTTAAGAACTTACGACTCATACCCATTCAATCAAAAACTTTCACAATTTTTTGATGACAAGTCAGAAGAGATGGAAAAGACGGGAAAAAATGATTATGTTTTAACTTCCGACGAGGTACAAGACATCAACGTTAACGATATCAAAAATTCTTTCCAACCTGGAGGAGGGGAAGACAAAGACAGTTACAAAACTTCTTTTAGATAATAACGAAGGTGTCGAAAGACACCTTTTTTATTTGACAATACTATATTTTCACTTATATTTATAGAACAATTTAATCATTTAATTTTTAAAAACATGAGTTCATTAGACGCCGTATTGGCACAGTACGAAAAATCACAAAGTTCATCGGGCGGGGCCCAAAGCAAAATGTCGCAAGACGAAAGAATGAAAAAGTATTTCGCTTTAATCCTTGGGGATAAAGAGAAGTCAGGTCAGAGAAGAGTAAGAATCCTTCCTACCGCAGATGGTTCCTCACCATTCAAAGAGGCATGGTACCACGAAATTCAAGTAGGTGGCCAATGGCAAAAATTCTACGACCCAGGAAAGAATGACAACGAGCGTTCACCTTTAAATGAGGTTTACGAAGAGTTGATTGCCACAGGTAAAGAGTCTGACAAACAGTTAGCTGCTCAATACCGTTCTCGTAAATTTTATATCGTTAAAGTTATCGACCGTGACCACGAGGAAGACGGTGTGAAATTTTGGAGATTTAAACACAATTACAAGAATGATGGTATTTTAGATAAAATCATCCCAATTTGGAGAAACAAAGGTGATATCACTGACTCTGAAAAAGGTCGTGATTTAATCATAGAATTGGCAAAATCTAAAACACCTGCAGGTAAGGAATACACAACCGTATCTACGATTATGTATGACGACCCAGCACCTGTTCACACAGATGCAGCACAAGCGACCGCTTGGGTTAATGATGAGTTAAGTTGGTTAGATGTTTATTCTAAAAAACCTGTAGACTATCTTGAAGCAATTGCTCGTGGAGAGACTCCAAAATGGAGTACTGAAAAGGGTGGATATGTTTATGAGAACTCTACAGTTGAAACCGAATCATTCGGTGGTGGAGCTTCTAAAAGTGGTAAACCAGCTGTAGCTGCGGACCCACAAGCAAATGACGAACCAGACGGAGACTTACCGTTCTAATTTATAACAAGGGTGGGAATCCCCCACCCTTTAATTTTTATCACATGACGTTTAAAGAAGAAATTGACTTACAAGTAAGAGATAATAAGATGTTATCTTATGAGATTTTAAGTCAACTAAAAGACAAAGGTTACTTCTCAGGTAGAAGTAAACAAATCGGTGACACTGTTTTGTTTGGGATGTTAAAAGAAGAAACTGGTGACGGACAACTTAATCTTAGATTAATTACTTTCCACGAAGAAGAAATCGGAACTCTTTATGAGGAAGATAACACTTTCTACAATCGAAATAAAACAAACAAATTACCAAACCTTAAAAGAATAGAAAATGGCAATTAAAAAAAACGACTTTAAGTCCATCAAAGAGAAATTCTCAACATCGGCAAAATATAAACCTCAAAGGTTTTTTGACTTAGGTCCTGATTTCTTGGACGCAGTTGGTTTGCCAGGTCCTGCTATTGGACACTTGAATATGTTCCTTGGTCACTCAGATACAGGTAAGACGACTGCACTTGTAAAGACTGCGGTTGATGCTCAAAAGAAGGGTATCCTTCCTGTGTTTATTATCACAGAACAAAAATGGTCATTCGAACACGCCAAATTAATGGGGTTTGATTGTGAAGAGGTAGTTGATGAATCAACAGGTGAGTTAGATTGGGATGGTTTCTACATCTTCA